AAAAAAAACCCCATGCACCTAGTGCATGGGGTTGGGTTATCTAGCTTGCTTAACGAACTGATATATCTCGATATAATCTAGCATATCGCGCATAGACTCAAATCTTATTCCGTGGATTAGAAACATGTTAACTCCTTAAAGTAAGGCGGCACGATGGCCGCCAAGTGATTAGTGTTTAATGCTTACTTCTATTAGCTCAGTAAGCAAGGCGATAAGCGCATTGTTTTGCTTTGCCTTTAGTGGTAACTCTTCACTCTTCTGCAAACTAGCTAATAAATTTTTAGCGTGTTGCGTTAATGCGTTAGCCTTAGTTTTATCGGCTGGCTTAGTTGCGCCGCGTTTATCAAGTGGCTTGCACTCTTCGATAAGTTTAGTTTTTAGCGTCTGCACCTTTATGCTTATATCGCTTGCACCCGCTTTTGCAAGCTTTGCCTTTTCTTGATTAGCATAAGCCGTTATTACCGCGCCTTTTATATCACGTAGTTTTGAGCTAATAACGGTTAGCATTACATTTCTAGCCTTCTTAGTTGCTGTTAACAAGTCACGCTCCACTTGCCACGCGGCTTTGTTTTTAGCCTCCGTTTTCTTAGCGGCCTTAATGAATCCTGAAAGCGCCGTAATTCTAGCGGTTGCGCTTGCATGGTCAAATAAGAACAGCGCCTCACAAGTCTTCACAGGCCCTAAGTTCTTAGGGTTCGCCATTCCCTTAGCTACTAGTAGGGTAATCTCGGACCATTCAGCCTGTGATGCGGTACTAGCCGTGTTCTTATTAGGTTTACCTTGTGTATCATTAGGAGACAATAAGAACGCTGGGTGGCGTTGAGCCCTTACCATCGCTTTAACAATTGAAGCCGTAGCACTGCCCGTTGAGCTAATGCATCTACCTAAAGATGTAAGAGCTGAAGCTAAGCCATTATCAATACTAGAAACCGTGTTTAATGTAGTCATAATAAATATACCTTTGATGAGCAGGTAGCAGAATTGCCCCTTACTTGTTAACCATACTACACCCTAACTTGTTATATTCCATAACATCGATGCACGGTTTACTAAGTTTAATCAAGTTTAGATAGGTAAAACGTTATGGAATTCCATAACACTTGTTAACATATTTCTATGGGAGGGCTTAGGTACTTTATGAGCTGAGGATAACGTACCCCCCGCCCACCCCCAACTTTGTAAGCTAACATTAATGGAGTGCTAGTATTACTATTACGCACCCGACATCACAGCGCTCAACTTTTTTCCACAAAGCACTATCGTATTTCCTGACAGTTTGACCCCACCCCTCGACCCAAGCCCCCCCTTTTTCCTAAGGTACCCTAAGTACCCCCGCTAAAAATATATTTTTGCAAAATACACAGTAATAGGTTATAAATCGCACCATCGGTGAATTACTCACCTGCACTTACCGGAAGAAATATGTACGAAGCTATACCAGTACCAATAGAGCTGGGCGTGCCTCTGCCCTCAAAGTATAACCACGCTGACCTCAGGTCGCGGGTGGAAGCGGCGTGTGCCACCGCAGAGTTCCTGCGGGAACAAGGTGCCCAATATGCTGAACTTACTAAGGGCGACAAAGAAGACGCTGCCAGATTAGCCTTCCAACACGGTGCCGGTATGCACGTCACCAACACGCAAATAACGCAGACATCAACCCAAGCACTCAGATACGCTAAATTCGTCCTTGATGAATATGGCCATAAAGCTGCAGAATCTGCCAATCAAATACGCAACCTCGTCACCACAAAACTTATCACCGAGTCTGAGAATGCGGACCCCCGCATACGCATGAAAGCGATAGAACTCCTCGGCAAAATATCCGACGTAGGGTTGTTTGCAGAAAAAACAGAGGTCACCGTTACGCACCAGACGTCGGATGAACTAAAAGACAAACTACGCCAGAAGCTAGAAAAACTAATTAACCCCCCAAAAACAGCGACTCATGCGAAAGACACAGCACGCTTGGAGTCCCAAGTAACCAAAGATGACCCCGCCTTAGACTTCTCAGAAGTGCCTATACCGGGTGAGTATGAAGAAATTAAGAAGGGCGGCAAGTGACTCCGGGCTTAGCGTTTTCCCCTAAACATATCCAGAAGATGCTGGATAACCTAGACCAGTTCACCGAAGAAGAGGTTAATGAGATATACCAGATGGCGGCAGAGCTAGAAGAACGTCAGTTCGTAGAACGTTGCCACGAAGACTTACTAGAGTTTACCATCCACATGATGCCGGAATACCTAGTGGGGACTCACCACAGAATACTGTCTAAGAAGTTAGCACAAATAGAAGCAGGTACAATTACGAGACTATGTGTAAACATAGCACCGCGTCACGGCAAGTCCATGTTAGTGTCTACGATGTACCCCGCATGGTTCTTAGGGCGAAATCCCGGGGCCAAGGTTATGTTGGTGTCTCACACCGCAGACTTAGCAGTAGACTTTGGGCGAAAGGTACGAGACATCATCGACAGTGAAGCCTTCCAGAAGATATTCCCGGGAGTTAAGTTATCTAAAGATAACAAGTCGGCGGGACGGTGGAACACCAACGCGGGCGGAGAGTTCTTCGCGATAGGTATAGGCGGTAAGTTAGCGGGGCGCGGGGCCGACCTACTGCTAATTGACGATCCACATTCCGAGCAAGACGTGCTAAACGGCAACTACGAGGTGTTTGAGAAAGCCTACAACTGGTTTGCTTATGGGGCACGTACTCGTCTCATGCCGGGCGGACGCGTAGCTATAGTACAAACCCGATGGAGTACTGACGACTTAACGGGGCGTCTGGTTAAAGATATGGCGGTGAACCCGCAGACGGACCAGTACGAAGTAATTGAGTTTCCGGCGATACTCGAAGTGCGCAAAAACGACGGGAAGATTCGAGAAAAGGCACTGTGGCCAGAGTTCTTCGATTTAGAAGCGCTCAACCAGATAAAAGCAGGTATGCCGTCGTTCCAGTGGAATGCCCAGTACCAACAGAACCCCACGTCAGAAGAAGGTGCCATCGTCAAGCGAGAGTGGTGGCAGTGGTGGGAGAAAGAGAAACCTCCGACCTGCGAATACATCATAATGTCACTCGATAGTGCGGCGGAGACCAACAACCGGGCGGATTTTTCAGCGCTGACAACGTGGGGGGTGTTCCTGAATGAGGACGCAGACCGCAACGACATCATCTTGCTGAACAGCGTCAAGAAGCGTTTGGAGTTCCCGGAGCTAAAAGACAAAGTGTTTGAAGAATACGGTGAGTGGGAGCCCGACTGTTTTATTGTTGAGAAGAAATCCTCAGGGGTTGCGTTGTACCAAGAGATGCGGCGAATGGGCGTACCGGTCCAAGAATTTACGCCTCACAGAGGTACCGGTGACAAAACGGCAAGGTTAAACTCCGTGGCAGATATCATAAGGTCTGGTATGGTGTGGGTACCCCGCACACGGTGGTCCGAGGAATTGGTCGATGAAGTGGCGTCGTTCCCATTTGGGAGTAATGATGATTTAACGGATTCTACGGTAATGGCGCTTATGCGGTTTAGAAGTGGTGGGTTTATTCGACTGTTAACAGATGAACGCGAAGAACCTAAAGAATACAGATACAAACGGGGTGGGTATTACTAATGACCGTAAAAATAGTAGATTTTAAAAAAGAACCCCTGTGCTCAGACCCGAATGTGGTTTTAGAAGAAGCGAAGGATGTGTTTGAAAAAGTGTTGGTTATAGGATATACCAAGGATGGGTTCCTAGACGGACGCGCAAGTAATAACCTCTCTGTTGCCGACGCCCACCTCCTATGCGCCCAGATGCAGCAGTTCTTTCTGGACGCTACTACACCCGATTATATTGAGGAATAAAAAATGGCTATTGAGAAGAATACTTACCCCCTACCGATGAACGAGATTGAAGTAGAAGGCCCAGAGGGGTATACGGACTTGGACCTAGAGTTGGGCGCTGATATGGGCGTTGCCGTTGAACTAGAGGATGGAAGCGTCGAGGTTACCTTAGGCGAAGAAGCAGAGGAAGGCATTGAAGCAGCACCGTTCGGGGCTAACCTAGTGGAGTTTTTAGATGCTAGGGAGGTATCGTCCTTAGGAGAAGAGCTTGTCGAGCTCGTACAAGACGACGTGAATGCTCGCAGTGACTGGGCAGATAACTACGTTAAAGGGCTTAAGATTATAGGCATGGAGTACGAGGAGCGCAGTGAGCCTTGGGACGGTGCGTGCGGCGTACATAGCCCCGTGCTAGCAGAAGCGGCCATACGGTTCCAAGCGGAGACGATGAGTGAAACATTCCCCGCGTCAGGACCGGTTAAGACGAAAATAATAGGGGAAGAAACCGCCGAGAAGAAAGAAGCGGCGGAGCGCGTTCGCAACGACATGAATTATCAATTAACTGAGAAAATGGTGGAGTACCGCACCGAGCACGAGCGCATGCTATACACGCTAGGTTTGGCAGGTAGTGCGTTCAAGAAGGTATATTTTGACCCGAACCGCGGCAGGCAGGTGGCAGTATACGTCCCAGCAGAAGATGTGATTGTGCCTTATGGTGCGTCTAACATCGAGTCTGCGGAACGTGTTACTCACGTCATGCGAAAGACTATCAACGAGATGACTAAGCTGCAGGCCAGTGGGTTTTATATTGACGATGAGCTTGACGAGCCAGAACCGTTCCACAGTGATATTGAGGAGAAGAAAGCGGAGTCTGAAGGCTATGAGCTTACCGACGATGACCGTTATTGCCTGTATGAGATTCATGTAGATACTGTGATTGAGGGTACGCCAGAAGGTGAAGAAGGTATACCGAAGCCCTACGTTATAACTATCGAGCGCAGTTCACAGAAAGTGCTCAGTATCCGCCGTAATTGGGAAGAAGACGCCGTAATAGCGGAAAAACGCCAGTTCTTCGTCCACTATGTATACGTGCCGGGCTTTGGTTTTTATGGTTTGGGACTAATCAACATCATCGGAGGCTATGCGAAGGCAGGTACATCGATAATCCGTCAACTTATTGACTCAGGTACCCTGTCTAACCTACAAGGTGGTTTTAAGACACGAGGACTGCGCGTTAAAGGTGAAGATGAGCCGATATCGCCGGGGGAATGGCGAGATGTAGATGTTTCTAGCGGTAGTATACGAGATAACTTGTTACCACTACCTTACAAAGAGCCCTCCGCTACGCTGTACCAGCTCCTTAATACGATAACCACTGAAGGACGTCGTTTAGGGGCTATAAGTGACATGAATATCTCGGATATGTCCGCAAACGCGCCGGTAGGCACTGTTTTGGCCATTTTAGAGCGTATTTTGAAGCCTATGGCGGCTGTTCAGGCCCGCGTCCACTACTCTATGAAGCTAGAATTTAAGCTGCTTAGACGCATAATCTCTGAAAATGCGCCAGAAGAATATGAATATGACAGTAATAATGGCTTAGTGGGGGCTAAACGCTCTGATTACGCGATGATTGAAGTCATACCAGTATCTGACCCTAACAGTACAACGATGGCTCAAAGGGTTGCGCAGTACCAGACCGCGATGCAAATGGCCGCTCAGAACCCAGAAATCTACGATATGCCGTACTTACACCGTCAAATGCTTGACGTTATTGGGGTTAAGAACGCAGAGAAAATCGTCCCTATTGAGAATGATATGAAGCCTAAAGACCCAGTAAGTGAGAATATGAACGCACTGACAGGCTCTCCCATGAAGGCGTTTATACACCAAGACCATGAAGCGCATATGGGCGTTCACACCTCGATGCTACAAGACCCCATGATGATGCAGATGATTGGGCAAACGCCGCAAGGGCAACAGATAATGGCGGCCATGCAAGCGCATATTCAAGAACATCTAGCGTTCAGCTACCGTAACAAAATACAGCTTAAATTAGGGGCTCCTCTACCGCAACCGGGCCAAGAGTTACCGGAAGAAATAGAGAAAGAGTTATCTCGCGTTATGGCGATGGCGGCGCAGCAGAACACGCAGCAGAACCAGCAGCTAGCGGCGCAGCAAGAAGCCCAACAAAAAGCGCAAGACCCTGTCATCCAGATGAAACAAGCTGAGATACAGCTCAAGCAACAAGAACAGCAACGCAAGCTACAAAAAGACCAAGCTGAGATGGACATTAGACGTCAGGAACAGCAACGTAAAAATATCAAGGACCAGATAGACGCACGCCTAGCGCAAGCAGAAATCAACGTGGATGAGAGCGAGTTAGATTTAAAAGCAAAGCTAGCAGACAGCAAGTTAACCGCTGAACGCATGAGAGACGCTAACAACATTGACCTAGAGTTAGCGAAATTGTTAAACCAGTCGGCGGCAGCGAAATCTACTCCGCCAAAAAATGAAGGGCAAGAATAATGGCAACAGCGTTTGGAGTAATAAGGGAGAAAATTGACGAGGACGTCAAAGCACTACAAGAATCATTGTCTGACGATAGGGCCAAAGACTTTGAACATTATAAATACTTGACCGGACAGATACGAGGGTTAAAGTCCGCCAAGCTCCACATTGACACCCTCGAACAACAATATACGGAAGAAGACTAATGACCAACAAAACTCAGGCAACTGATGCGGATTGGGAAGCCCAGCTCCCTAAGCCAACAGGGTATAGGATTTTAATTGCCTTGCCCGACATCGAAGAAACATACACTAACAGCTTACTGGTTAAGACTGACTCCCAGAAGCACCGGGACTATATCATGTCAATAATGGGCGTCGTGGTCGATATTGGGCCGGACGCTTATAACGACGCGGAGCGTTTCAGTGCGGGACCTTGGTGTAAGCAGGGCGACTATGTGATGTTTAGAATGAATACTGGCACACGGTTTAAGGTGAATGGCAAGGAGTTTCGTTTAATGAACGATGACTCGGTAGAAGCTATTATCCCTGACCCGAGTGGCGTAATGGCTATCTAGGAGAAGAGTATGGCGTTTCAAAAAGTAGAGTTTGAATTCCCTGATGAAAAGCAGGACGAAGTAGAAATCGAGGGTTCCGGTGCAATGGAAGTAGATATCGGGGGTCGCGGTAAAAATAGCCGTGGTGAGGATATTAAGAAACCAGAGCCGGAGATAGATATTGAAGGTGAGGAGGAAGGCGAAGTCGAGTTAGAAGTTATCGACGACACCCCTAAAGAAGACCGAGGCCGTAAACCCTCTGACCCACCAGAAGAAGTAACGGAGGACGAGCTTGAGAATTACTCTGAGAAGGTGCGCAACAGGATTAAACACTTTACCAAAGGGTACCACGACGAGCGACGTGCTAAAGAAGAAGCGCTCCGTGACCGCCAAGAGTTAGAAGCGCTGACTAAGAAGTTAGTAGAAGAGAACCGGACGCTCAAAGAGTCGGGTAACAAAAGCCAGACGGCACTTCTACAACAGGCTAAGACCAACGCTGAAGTAGGCTATAATGCCGCTAAACAGGCGTACAAAAAAGCCTATGAAGATGGGGATAGTGAAAAGGTCATGGAAGCTCAAGAAGCCATGACTAATGCTAAGTTGAGGCTCGATAAAATAGCTAATTATCGAATTCCCCCTTTACAAACGCAAGAAACTGAGGTACAAGTTAAGCAAGAAGCTCCTCCTCAGCGCGAAGCGACTCCTGTAGATACTCGCGCATCGGAGTGGGCCAAACAAAATACGTGGTTTAATTCCGACGATGAAATGACATCTTTTGCCCTAGGGCTGCATAGTAAACTTGTCAAAAACGGAGTTGACCCGAAGTCAGATGAATACTACGAGAGCATTGACTCCCGTATGCGAGAAATCTTCCCCGATAACTTCGAGGACACAAAGGGAAAACCGCCTAAACCCAAGGCACCTAACAACGTGGTCGCACCCGCAACGCGGAGCACAGCACCTAAGAAAATTAGGTTAACCCAGACCCAAGTTAGGCTAGCTAAGAGATTAGGGCTAACTCCCGAACAGTACGCCAGACAGGTTGCATTAGATATGAGGAAGAACAATGGCTGAGAACAGACTAAACCGTGAAAAAGACACCCGTGAGCAAACAACTCGCGTCCGTAGCTGGCAGAGACCGGAGACTTTACCGTCACCGGACGAACAGCCGGGATGGAAGTTCCACTGGGTACGTGTTTCCACTTTAGGCGATGTAGACGCCATGAATGTAGCTTCCAAGATGCGCGAAGGTTGGGAGCCCGTCAAAGCAGAAGACCATCCAGAAATTACGATGGTATCTGTGGAAAACGAACGCTTCAAGGACAACGTTGTTATTGGAGGTCTGATGCTTTGTAAAGCACCAGATGAGTTAGTAGCCGAACGAAACGAGTACTACAACAAACAAACCCAACAACAAATCCAGTCCGTTGACAACAACCTTATGCGCGAGAACGACCCTAGAATGCCTATCTTTAATGATAGAAAATCTTCGGTTTCTTTTGGTAATGGTTCATAATTCGGAGAAAAGACAATGGCTTATCCTGCTATTGAAGCGCCGTACGGCCTGAAACCTGTAAAACTGTTAAGCGGTGTTCCCTTTGTTGGTGTTACACGTCACTATAAAATTGCGAGTGGCTATAATACCAGTATCTTTAATGGGGATGCGGTTAGACTAGTTTCAGGGGGCTCTATCGAGCGTGACGCTGCTGATGCAGCAATGACACCTATTGGTGTTTTCTTGGGTTGCAGTTACACAGACCCTGTCCTTGGCTATAAGTTGTTTAGCCAATACTACCCTGCCGGTTTAGTCGCCGACGACATCGAAGCTTTCGTTGCTGATGCTACAGATATCCTATTTAAGGTTGCTGTTGTATCGAGTACCACTGTTATTGGCTCTTTAAGTGCCGCTGACATCGGTGCTAACGTTGCTATGGTTGACAACGCTGGAGACGCTAACACAGGTAACTCCAAGATTGCAGCTTCCGCTACCGCAGCTACCACTGCTTCTTTACCACTTCGCATTGTAGGTCTAGTTGAAGAAACTAGAAATACTAGCGGCGGGTATACTGAGGCGTTAGTTAAGTGGAACGCCGGTCATCAATTCACTAATACGACTGGTGTGTAAGGAGATAATATATGGCTATTTCACGTGCCCAGCTGCTTAAAGAGTTACTTCCCGGCTTAAACGCCTTGTTCGGTATGGAGTATGGTAAATACGAAAACGAACATGCGCAGTTTTTCGAGACAGAAACTTCTGACCGTAGCTTTGAAGAAGAAACAAAACTATCTGGTTTCTCTGCAGCCCCGGTGAAAACCGAAGGTTCAGGTATCCAGTACGACAACGCGCAGGAAGCATGGACTGCACGCTACAACCACGAAACAATCGCAATGGGCTTCTCTTTAACTGAAGAAGCAATCGAAGATAACTTGTATGACTCGTTATCAGCTCGATACACCAAAGCTCTTGCTCGTGCTATGGCGTACACCAAGCAAGTAAAAGCGGCGTCTATTTTAAACAACGGCTTTAACGCTAGCGTCAAGTACGGTGACGGCAAATCTTTGTTTGCTACTGACCACCCGCTTGTGTCTGGCGGCACTAACTCTAACCGTCCAACTGTCGCAGCTGACCTTAACGAGACTTCTCTGGAGTCTGCGGTTATCCAAATCAGCCAATGGACAGATGAACGCGGTTTGTTAATTGCAGCTAAGCCTAAGAAGTTGGTTGTACCACCACAGCTTATGTTCGTAGCAACTCGCTTGCTTGAAACTGAGCAACGTGTTGCTACAGCGGATAATGACATTAACGCTATCAAGTCTAACGGTGTAATTCCGGAAGGCTACGCGGTTAACCATTATCTAACTGACGTAAACGCATGGTTCTTAACCACTGACGTACCAAACGGTCTTAAGCACTTCCAACGTGTAGCAATGTCTACATCTATGGATGCTGATTTTGACACTGGTAACAGCCGATACAAAGCGCGTGAGCGTTATTCGTTCGGTGTGTCAGACCCACTAGCTATCTGGGCAAGCCCGGGTGCCTAAGTAGTAAATAGCCTGAGCATTCTCGGGTGATGGACTACAAAAAGGAGGCTTTTGCCTCCTTTTTTATTGCCTTTTGTTCACTATGTGGTATACATATACTTAGGGTATAACATATTAAGCAGTCGAGACAGGCACAATACCCGCCTGACAATGCACAGACTAACTGCTTACAACTCGTGCATGAGGATTCAAAAGATGGGTAAAACTACTTTCAGTGGACCAATAAAATCAAACAATGGCTTTACGCCACCAGCGGTTACCGTAGCTGCAGCCCCAGCGGCTAGCGATTACGAAGTCGGTACTATCGTTTATGTTTCAAACGGTGCAGCGGGGAACCCTATACTGGCTTTCTCTGACGGCACTAACTGGTTACGTTCAGATACCGGCAATACTATAGCCGCGTCGTAGGGGGAGTTATGATAGGTAGAAAACCAAGTGCGGAAGAATTGAAGGCTCGGGGTATCGACCCCAAAACCATGCAACCGGTCACTAAGACCGCCGCTACTAAAAAACCACGTAAAACCAAAGCCGTTAAGAAAGCTTAGTTATGCCCACTAAGAAGAAACCCGCAAGCAAAAAATACGCAGACGGGACTACTTATAAGGATAGTAAAGGCAAAACACATAAACGTGTTAGCTCTCCGGGTACTAAGCGAGGTGACGCATATTGCGCTAGAACCGTTAGTCAGAAGCGTACGGATAAAGTTAAAGTTCGTAGAAAGGCTTGGGGTTGTAAAGGGCAGAAGAGCGTCAAAAGATGACCATGTCACGGGCGAATATGCCTAGACAAACTAATGCTAGAGGAACTCCTATGAAATGCAGTAAGAAGAAAATGGCTAAAGGTGGGATGACAGACAAGCCTTGCGGCACTAAGAAGTACGCTAAGGGCGGTAAAGTACGCGGTGCAGGTTGCGCTACTAAAGGCACACGCACAGCCAAAATTTGTTGAGGTAAATAATGCCCGTATCAGGAACCACAGACTTTGCGATGGACTTTACGGATGTCGCTGAAGAAGCTTGGGAACGCGCTGGTCGTGAGATGCGCTCTGGCTATGATTTACGCACTGCGCGTAGGTCCGCTAACCTTCTCACTATAGAGTGGCAAAACCGAGGGATAAACTTGTGGACGGTCGAAGAGGGGGTTATCCCCTTGTTGGCTGGTGAAGATACGTATGTTTTGCCTGACGACACGGTAGACCTCTTGGAGCATAGCGTGCGTACCGGCGGCGGAGCTAATCAGTCGGACATAAACATAAACCGTATAGGGGTGGGGACATACGCCTCTATCCCTAACAAAAACGCCGCGGGACGACCTATTCAGATATACATAGATAGGCAGCGCGATGCGCCACGAGTTAAAATATGGCCCATCCCGAACGATGATTCCTACACTTTAGTCTACTGGCGCATGCGTCGGGTCCAAGACTCAGGTAGCGGTATACAAACACCGGATATGCCATTCAGGTTCTTACCCTGTTTTGTTGCAGGGTTAGCATATTACATAGCTACAAAGATACCAGAAGCGGTTAACAGGTTAGGTATACTCCAACAGCAGTACGAATACCAGTTCCAGTTAGCTTCAGAAGAAGATAGAGAGAAAGTGCCATTTAGGGTTGTTCCTAGGATGAGCCGTTAATGAGTTACCGCTACACCTCTGGGGCGAAAGCATTAGCAATCTGCGACGTTTGTGGGTTCCAGTATAAACTAGTGGATTTACGTGCGGTCATACGTAAAGGTCAGAGTACTAACATCAAGTCTTGCCCTAAGTGTTGGGACCCTGACCACCCGCAACTTTTTTTGGGTGAACGAGAAATACATGACCCGCAAGCTGTACATGACCCAAGACCTGACTCAGCTGAGTTAGAGGCGTCCAGAGAGCTTACGGGAGAGCAGTACGACGATTGGCTTAAGCGGGTAAGGTAACTATGAATTACGCTGAACTTACAAGGAATATCAACGACAAGTGCGAGTATACTTTCTCCGCTGACGAGATGGCACTGTTTGTTAAACAAGCAGAGCAAACCATCTACAGCGCCGTGCAAATACCGGCGCTACGCAAAAGTTTCACGGGTACCCTAACCCAAAGCCAACCGACACTTACGACACCTGAGGACTTCTTATGGAGTTACTCATTGGCGGTTGTAGACAGCACAGGCAAGTTTAGTTTTTTACTCAACAAAGACGTTAACTTTGTTCGCGAAGCTCACCCTGACCCCGATGTCACGGGACTACCTAAACATTATGCCTATTTCAACGAGAACACCTTAATAATGGGCCCAAGCCCTGACGCACAATATGATGTTGAACTGCAGTATGGATATTACCCCGAATCTATAGTCACTGCAGGTACCACATGGTTGGGGGATGAGTTCGATAGTGCGCTGTTTAATGGCGCGATGGTAGAAGCGGCGAGTTATCTCAGATTAGAAGTGGAAACAATAGCAGGGTTAGAGAAGTTATACCAACAGTCTCTAATCCTACTTAAAAACTTAGGTGATGGTAAGTTACGAGAAGACGCTTACCGCGCTGGACAATATAAGCAGCCCGTTACTTAGCGGTGCGTAAAGTAATTAAGAGGATTTAGAGATGATTAAAGTTTCAAACAACCAAGAATTCCGGTCTAACACCAAAGCAACTACACGAGACGCTAGCGGCGTACGCGTAACACTGGGCAGCGGTTCTGCTAAACTACAGATAGAAACACCCGATGGGTGGGTGGATGAAAAAATATTTACCACTTCAGGGTCTAGTGTATTCCAGTACGGCAGAGGCGGACATAATTTCCGATTCGTACTCACCGGCAACGCAACCGCGTACTTGTTATAAGTAGCACAAAGCTACATCGAGCAACTAGATGCCATTGTTGCATCGTAAATAAATAAGAGAGATTGATAATGGCTACATATTTAAACGGAAGACTCGGTGGAAGGGTTGCATTAGACACTCAAATTGACTTACCGTCCAACGTATCTTGGTACATAAAATTTAAGACGGTAGATGTGACACAGGCTAAGACAGCCGTAGTTATAGGAGACGGCACTACTTTCTCTGAACGGTTCTTGTTTGACCCTGCTAACAATAGGGTCAACATTAGGATGGATGGAGGTAACTTTCAAGGTGTTATCAGCTATGCAGACATTAAAGCCGTAGTACCCAGCTTCTCTCCTTTGCTTCCGTTTACTTATGAACTTAGAGCTACTCCAAGAAGCGGTAGCGGATTCGATATAAACTTATACGTCAATAACCTTGATTGTGGAGTTCTAGCTGGTACGTCTGGTAATATAACATTTAATATAACACATTTTCTTAGTACTGATGGTTCAACAGATTCTGACCTTGGACTATTTTTTATTGAGATAGGTCAGGCAGGGTCAGTAACAAATAGATGGGATGCTAATACCGCAGGGTCATCGCTTGTAACGACGACAGGGACAAACAACGCTACTTTACTTGGCTTTCCGACGGACGATTCGCAATGGCAAGAAACAGTTCCTGTGGCGAATGCTGGAATTTCACAATTTAATAAGTTATCTGGCAGTACTGTAACGTTAGATGGAAGTGGCTCTTACTCTACATCGGGAGGAGCTTTAAGTTTTTCTTGGGGAGCTCCATCAGGTGTTACTCTTTCTGACTCAACGGCTGCTAACCCTACTTTTACAGTAGCTAGTAAAAATATAGATGAAGATTTAACATTTACACTTACGGTTACAGAGGATGGGATATCTTCGACATCTACAACACTTGTAAGCACTTTAGCGGAAGGGTCTACGCTCGGTGATGCATGGGCGCTAAACCATGCAGTAGCAGCGTTTGAATTGACAGTACCAACGCTGGCAACTGTACAAGCTAAGTCGATAGAAATTGAGACAATCACTAACCTATCTCTTAGCGAGTCCGCTTACGGAAGACTTTGCCAATTTGCAGGTTTACAAATTAGGACAGGAGAGTTCGTTACAGGCTTAGGGTATTTTTATACTAGAGGAAGTTTTGGCAACAATACAAAGAACGAGAGAGACAAAGCGTTAGACCTTCCATTCAAAATCACAGAAGAAAACATAAAATTAGAATGTAACTTATTACCATCTACATTAGGAGACCCCTCTACTTCATCTCTAGCACTTCTGTTAAATAATATTCCAATATTACAAGAGGAAACTACTTGGAGCGCTAATAGTGCAGGTGCGACACAAAGTGCAAAAATAAGTGCAAGTGGTGGAGATTTCGACCACCATGGTAAAATGCAGTATTTAAAAGTTCGCATG